CTCGAATATACATTTTCACATATTTTATAATTCTTTCTAGCATTTATTAAAGAGTCTTGAACATTATATAAATATGTATATATTTCATTTGTAAATCTTATAATATTACTAGTTTTACCTTCGTAAACAATACTTTCAATATTTGAAGTTAAACTATTATTTAATGGTTGCAAAGATGTATTTAAATAAGGTGCCTTATTTAAATATTTAGGTATTTTATAAGAATTTGTAAAGGCGTAAGTAAATTGTATCTCTGTAGAGGGCAATGTAGTCCCAATTAAATTCATCTTAAATGTATTAGTATTTGGTGGTGTTTGTGATATATTTATGTTGTCTATGATATCTGTTTCATGTCTATCTATTATAGTATTATTATAATAGGATAATAATGAAGATATGTTAAATAATTGAATATTTGTATTTGGGTTATCAAATGTTATATTATAATTATTTTCTCCAGATTGTTGTGTTTTTACAAATCTATAATTATTAAAATCTATTTTAAATCTATTATTATCACTAAAATTAAATAGCAAATCAACATTTGAATGTATAGATGTATATGATATATTACTATAACCATGTAGAGTTTTAGTAACAATTTTATCTTTGTTGTCTATATTTATGGGCGAAGAACGAATATCTACATTTCCAACATTTTCATAAGGTATATTATGTGTAATTTGTGTTCTATACTCGCTTTCAACAGCATCATTAGTATTATATAAATTACTACTTATAGTATAGATTGGAATATCTATATTACTAGTATTAATTCTAATATCGGTATAAATAAAATCTTTCGTGTATCTTCCTGTAATTATCATGGGTTCATTATCATATTCACTATTAATAATAACTGTTTGCTTAGGATTATTACCTGATTGTTCGAGTGATTCATTAAAACCAAATTTAGCACCTTTTCGTAATCTATTATCTTCATTATAAGGAGAAATTGTAAATATATTTTGTAATTCATTATTTACGTCAATACTATTAGTTGATTTAGTATTGGCAACACCTATATTAAATTTATAATTATCAAGGGATGTCCCTGATGATAATATAGTATATTTATTAGTAAGACTAGAACTAGAACTATTAACCATATTTATTCTTGTAGGTTTTTCTGCATTTGTTATTTGAATACCACATTCATTCTCATCAACAATATGTAAACTAATATTACTATCAATATAATTTTTATTTTCACTTTGTCCTAATCGCATATATGTTTTTGAACCATTAATATTATTAAATTCTACAAATGGTTTGTATTTATTTAGTTCTTTTTTAAAATAGCTAAAGGTTAGTTTTGTATTGTTATTAATATCATTTGCAACATTAAATCGAACCTTATTTTTAATATTTAGAGGGTCCCTATCATATGCAGTTGTATAGTCATTATTACCATAAATACATAATTCAATCGCTGAAGAAGCATTAATATTACTAGATGAATATGTAATAAACTTTGCTACTGAAAGTGAATCATCATTTTGCTTAACAACAAATGGAATCTTCTTATTAAGACCTTTTTTAGCAGGTTCTAGCGAATCCAAAGATTCCACTATAATCGATTCTCTAGGAGTGAAAATAATATTTTTTCCAGAATATTCAATATCTTCAGGTCCAGTCAAACTTTTATAAACAATATTGGAAGAATATATATCACTATTTATATCATAATATTTAACATTTACATATTCAGAAAGACCTTCTAATTTTTTTATGCGAAAGTTAAAGTTACTACTATTGTTATCTATAATATTAATATTACCATATACATCTAAATCACCATATATAGAAACAGTAGACTCCGGTATTACATCAGTATGTAGAACAGGATTATTAAAATCGATATGATATTTTGATTTTCTATCATTATAATACATGGACATCGCAAATGTGGTTGGGTCTATTGTTTTATCTGCGGTGTATCCAAATTGCAAAGGACCTATTCTCGCTGGTCCTCGTTTATCATTATCATTAAGCGTGTGATTTTTATAAATAAACCATCGTTCGAGGTCTCTTCCATTTTCGCATATATCAATACCACTAAATGCAGCATCATTATAAGGACCCTTCCCATCAACACCTTGATATATTCTTATTATAGAATAGTTATAATCGTCAGTAGATGTATTACGTATTTGTAAAGGAACTTTAAGAGTATTGTCATTATTCTTCCACCCTATTGCTATTTTATTATTTGTATAGAAACCATCGAGATTAGCAGTCGATTTTAAAGTTTCAATAAGTTTATCATCTTGATAATATGCATCAGAATTAATACCATGTTTTACATTTAATCCTTGCATTTTTGAAGAATACGAAGAAATACTATCATAATTAATGCAATATTTATAAATATTTTCATTATATATATTGAAATAATCTTTAATATTATTCTGAATAAATCCTGACATTTTATTGATTAAATTATCTTTTGATACGTAATAATCAGTAGCTGCAATTTTTCCATTAATATCTAAATGTAAATCTTTACGAGGTATTTTATTATTTATTCCTACACCTGTTTCTGTAATAGAAAGCATAGGATCATATAAAGGGGTGATTTGCAAATTTTCAATATTATATGAAGGATAAAAATATATATTATTCTTTTTATTTGGAATTTTATTTGTATTAACAATTAAACTTTTATCATTTATATCAATTAAACCAGTATATGATACTCTGCCAATTTTTGTATTAACGCCTTCTTCAGTATTTAAAACAACTTCAAATATATTAGATGATTTATAATTTTTATTAATATTTAACATACCAGTAAATGACCCATTCGGATTACCGACACTCAATCTATTTGGGCAACTTAAATTATTATTAAAATCTAAATTGACTAAATTACTATTAATATATGTAAAGAAATAGTTACTTCCAAATTGTGAACTGCTAGTAGTATATCCTTTTTCGGCGTCCCCTATATCTATGGGAGTAATTCGTCTATCGCCTATATATAGGTCTGAATCTACTTTTAATTTATCAATAGATATACCATTAGGATTTATAAATTTTGTATTACCTATAAAAGTTGCATTATTTTCTACAGTAATATTGGTTGTTGTTATGTTTGATGAACGTAATTCGAATGAGTTAACTATATTTTCTGTAGTTAATTTTTTTGCAGATAAATCATTATTAAATTTATAATCTGAACCACTAAATATTCCTTTGCCTATTTGCGAAGGATTAATATTACCTAAACCTTCGCCTGCGCGAATATATATATCATCAATATGTTTATAACCACCTGTTGTGTCTCTAATTAATATATCTTTGAATATAGATATTCCATTAACATCTAACTGACATTTTTGCAACTGATACTCTTTTTTAACAAACATGCCATCATTTAATTCTGTTTTAAAATAAGTAACAGAATCACTCTTATTTTTTGCTATACATACCGTTCCGCCTGCATCAATTGCCATAGCAGGGTATTGTGCATCATAAGAATATGTTGGGAAAGGATTTTTATTATATGATGCATCAATAACAGATGCATCTTTGCTAACATGAAATTCCAAAGGCATCCCTGTTGTTGTAGAAATAACAGCAGGTGATTCATAATGACTTCCGATAATACCGATTGATAATTTAGATAATTTAGAAATATCAGTATCTGAAGACGCATTATTACGAATAGCTAAATGAATATTATCAAAACGATTATTTGGTAATGAATTAATATTTAAAGGGTGTTGATTATAATATGTGTCAACTCTTCCACCTAAAGTTATATAATTTGGCGAATATATATTATTTACAGGATAACTAATATCTCTTTTATTAGTAAATTTTGTTGATAAGCCTACTTTGAATGGTTGCGAATTTGTATTATCATTTATTGTTTTTATCATATTCACAACTAAGTTACTATTTATATCACCTTTAATCGTAATATTGCTAAATTGAATACCTCCTACCGCATTAATAACACCATCGCAGTAAATATTTTTACTAACATAAAGAGAAGTATCCGCGTCACGATATTTTGACATTTCTTCACGATTTGTATTAATTGCGACACCTTGATGATTAACATATAAATTATGTTTTGTAAACATTTGCAAATTTGAATAACCACCATTAGGGTTCCCTTGACTATCACCAACAACTAGATATTCATAGTCATTCAAATTTAATACATCGACATTACTATATGACTTAATGCCGATACCTAATGAATCAATTTTAATTATAGGTTCGGTTCCTTGAATAATAAAATTAGTCATTATATATATAATACTATTTTATTCTAATTAAAAGAAATAAACAAATAATATTTATATAATAAAATGATATAATGAAAAAATGATATAATATAATACTATATTATTTATATAATAAATGAAACGCATTCAAGGGATACATAACAAAACAAAGGATGTTGAGATTATTAATCAGCCATATAATAATAAAAATGTTCTTCTCCAATCTAGGGACTTGCAAGAGATATTTAATAATAATGGGTTAAATGATATTAAATTTAAAAATATTGATTTATATCGCGTAGCATTCGTTCATAAATCATATTGCACTATGAAAAATATTGATTTTGATAAAAGTAATATTAATTGCCCTGCAGACTGTTTACCACTCCAGGATATGTCTTATGAACGTCTTGAATTTCTTGGCGATTCTCTTATAGGAATGATAGTTGCTAATTATTTATATAGTAGATTCCCTGACCAAAACGAAGGATTTCTATCAAAAATCAGAACAAAAATAGTAAATGGCAGGATGTTAGGGTATTTATCAGATAAGATAGGGTTTCCTAAATTTGCTATAATATCTAAGCAAGTAGAGGAAACAGGGGGAAGAGATAATTTTAAAATTATGGAAGATATTTTTGAAGCATTTATTGGAGCATTATTTCTAGATTTTCAAACAGAATATGACAAAGTTCAACTTCCTAATAATATTAATATATCACCTTTTACTGGAGCGGGATATTTCATAGTTGAAAGTTTTATTATTTATATTATAGAGAATTATATTGACTTCTGTGAATTAATAAGAATTAAGAATAATTATAAAGATATGTTAGTATCATATATGATGCATAATCTTCAAGATGTGCCAAAATTTTACGAAGTTAAAATATTAATGAAGGATAACATGCGTATTTTTACATATTGTATAAAAGACCGGAATAATGCAATAATTGCAACATCAACAGGAAGTAATAAAAAGGAAGCAGAGAATAATACAGCGAAGGAAGCGTTGTTATATTATAACGTAGATATATACGAATATAATTCAAATATATAAAGATATTATAGTATCAAAATATAAATATTTATAAATATTTAATGGATAAATTAAATATCACGCATCTTGTATTATCAGGAGGTGGTATGAAAGGTGTGATATTTATAGGAGCATTAAGATACATGTATATTGAAAATTTACATAAAAATATTACACATATTGCAGCGAATTCGATTGGTTCATTTGTAGCGTTGTTTATTGCATTTAAACTTACTATAGAGGAAATAGAGAAGATTATTTATGATTCAAAAGATGATAAGAATTTATGCTATATACCTACTAAAAATTATTATAAAATTATATCAAATTTAGGATTATGTTCAATCTCAAATTTTATGGAACATTTTAAAAAAATAATACGCGTTAAATACCCTGATATTAATGATAGTATAACTTTTAAAGAGGTGTCAAAAAAGTTTGGGATTAACTTATATATTTCAACAACAAATATCATTAGATGTGAAAATCGTATTTTTTCTATAGATGATACACCTGATATATCTGTATTTACTGCATGCGAAGCATCTATGTCAATACCATTAATATTTAATCCGATTGCTATTGATGAAGAATATTATTATGATGGTGCATTTACAAATAATTTTCCTATTAAACTTTTTTCGCATATTCCAAAAGAAAATATTATTGGAATGGTGATATATAAGGAAAAAAATAACTATGAACCTTGCAATAAAAAGATAAATATATTTTTCTTACTAAGACAAATTTGTAGAATGTTTGAAATACTGCGTATTAATCAAGTTACAGGAAATGAGATAAAGAAAGAAGATAGGGATTATTATTTTATACCGAAAGATATTAGTTTGCAAAATTCTATGAATATAGTTGTTAACAGGAAGGGAGTTAAATTAGAATTATCTACAGAGCAAATTAATGAAATGATATTATATGGTTTTACAAGTATGGCAGAGTATATTGATAAAAGGAAAGAATTATTATATAATAAAAATATAAAAAGATTGGAAGATAATGAGGAATTATATATTTAATTTTTAAATAATAGATACTTATATACTTAATAAAATGTCATAGTATTTCTTACACCTGGTGTTTTTACTGGAACAAATTTTTGTTTTACTGCGCTTGTCCTTAAAACAATAGGTTGTGTTGCAGGTAATTTTTTTGAAGGCGAATGTTTAGAAGGTGAATGTTTTGAAGGTGAATGTTTTGAAGGTAATTTTTTAGAAGGTGAATGTTTTGAAGGTAATTTTTTAGAAGGTGAATGTTTTGAAGGTGAATGTTTTGAAGGTGAATGTTTTGAAGGTGAATGTTTGAGAGGCATTTTTCTAACTATTGGTCTTCTCCTTAATAAAGCAGGTGCTTTTGTCAATCTTTTTATATAACCTTCTTGTTTGCAGAAAGTATCTACTGAAGGTATATTGTGATATTGGTGCATATTATTTATAGAAGGATACTGTTGAAAACGCCCATAGTTATTTCGTTTGAATGGTAGGTAACCGTTATATTGCATTCTATAATTTTCTCTCGGATATGCTAGTTGATTTTTTCTTCCTGCTCGATTAAGATATTCAAACATTATTTTATCCATAATACTATTTATATATAATATATTATATAATATATATATAATATATAGTATTATATAATGAATAATGCACCATATATATTCCTCTTGGATTTAGATGGAACAATAATAGGTGATTGTAGTTATCAATGTGATATTTATAATATACAAGAAATAATTAAAAAAAATATAGTATTAAAGAATACTAATATCAATTCAATAGAACTCGCAAAATATAAATCATTATGCGATAAAATGCTTGATAATTGCTATAATTTACAATCTAAATTACTGAGACCTAACTTTGCAAAATTTATGTCAGAAATGAAGAAACTATTTCCGAATAGTTTTTTTTTCATCTATACCGCTTCTGAGAAGACATGGGCAAATAAAGAAATTTTAATTATAGAGAAGCAAAATAATATTAAATTTAATAGACCAATATTTACAAGGGATAATTGCTTGAAAGACAATAATGGCAATATTAAGAAATCAGTAATAAAAATATTACCGCAATTATTAAAATCAATCAAGATGCCAAAGACGCATTCTATAGTTAATAATATAATGATTGTAGATAATAATCCAACATTTGTAGATTATACAGATAATTTATTAATTTGTCCCACCTATGATTATGTAAAGTTTCATAATTTATGGGAGAATATACCTCATGAATATACAAAAATATCTGAACTTAAGCATTTTGTATCAAAATTAATAATGACTAAAAAAATGTATATTAAAAATAATCCTTCTAATACTGTAATATTAGAAAAATTACATAAATGGTTATATAGAAAGTATAAAAAAATAAACAAATATAATAGCAAATATGACAATGATAGCTTCTGGTTAAATCTTGCTACTTTAATCAAACATCATAATATTACTACATTTAATAAGAAAAGTATCCATATGTTACATAAAAGTTTATAAATAATTAGTATAAATACTATCATATAAATAAAACATTTATATGATATATATAAAATAATATATATGATATATATTAGTTTTGATATTGGTATTAAAAATCTTGCCTTGTGTATTTTAAAAAAGACTGAGAGCGAAATAAAGATATTAGATTGGCGAATATTATCTTTAGCAGATAAGAAGAAAGATATTAAAGGTATAGATGATATATCCGAGAGAATATATATGGAACTAGATAATATAATAGGTAGTTTAAAAGAATTAGGAATTAATGAAATAGATTACGTATTAATTGAAAATCAACCTTCAAATTTAAATGGTATTATGAAAACAATCCAATATATAATTTATTGTTATTTCAGCCTATTAAAATATTGGGACAAAATTATAGATAATGTTGTTCTTGTTAATGCATCTCTCAAAACTAAAACGCACGACTACAAACCAGATATACAAGTTAAGATGGATGAAACGCAAAAGACTAAAAACGTAAAAGGATTTCGACGTGATAAATATAAGATGAATAAGCAGACTAGTATAGAAATATGTAAAAATTATATTAAAGATGATGCGCATTTATGCGATATATTTGATAATAATAAGAAAAAGGATGATTTATCGGATGCTTGTTTACAGGCAGTTGCGTATATTAGACAAGGTGCTAGTGATATACAGAAAGACAATTATAATAAATTAACTTTTATGCAACAATAATAATATATATGAAAAATAAAGATTATTATATTATATATATATAGAAGATACTATAAATGGCGGCTAGTTGTGGAATGAGTCAAGATGGAGGAGCTAAAAAACGCAAACTATCACCTTACAATAAGTTTGTAAAAAAGATGTTCAAAGAACTTCAAAAGAAACACCCTAAAGAAGATGCACCGAAAATCATGAAACGGATTGGTGCTGAATGGCAAAAAGTAAAAAAATAAAGTATATAAATAGATACCTATTGAGTTGAAGCACGTGATGCAGATGAAGAAGAAGGAACATTAACTGCCCTCTTTTTTGCTAAAACATTAACTTTTTGCC